TTGACCAATGTTCCTCCTTTAGCTTTTTCCTCTTTTTAGCTTTTGGATAGGAAACTCTTAATCCGTCGCTATCAGTTGATTTTCTTTTTTTACGTGGCATCGGCTTAACGGGGTGTGAAACATTTTCCCCTTAGTGAAAGTTAATTCGGATTAACTATCACTAAGGAAAAGCGATCGCTTGGTGATTAGCCCGCGATCGCTTTCACTGATTAAGCTAGTTCAATTTCGTTGTTAATTTGCATTGTTGTCAGTGGGGTTGAATAAGGAAGATCCCACAGGCGATCGCAATCCGACTCTGAGGTGTTGCGATCATGTTGGTTATTTAATTTTATTTCTAATATATTCTGACATATCCATAATAGATTGTCAATACATTAGACAAAATAGATTAATTAATCCCAAATTCTTTCGGCGGGATAAAACCCTGTTCCTGACTTGAGATAAACTACGGTCAGGATATTATCGGAATAGATATAGGGTAAATCATCGGCGATTAAAAATCCTGCTCGATTTTTAGTTACCACAATTCCAATTCCATCTTTCGTTCTTTCATAAGGAAAGGTCAATGTTTCTGGTTGACCGAATCCTGAGTGATCCACAATGACGTATTTAGTGCCGTCATCAGCGATCGCGTAAGGAGAAAACAAGGTTTCTGCCACCTTGAATTGTCCTCTGTTCTCTGTAACCACCAGAGAATTAGAGGTTACATAGTAAGGGATATTTACAGCCGGAGAGTAACCACAACCTCTCGCAGTTACGACCTCTTTTTTCATGCGATTTAGCGGCATGATTCCTAGTAGTAAATCATGTTGTTTTATGGCTATTAATCCATATTCATTGTCAACGCAGATTTCTATATCTTGATTTGCCGCTTCGAGTAAAGAAATTAATTTTCTAGCATCAACATAGATTAATTTGTCAACTACAGAAACACCGTTGGTTAGGGTATAGCTGTTCTCTAGTAGTTCTGTATGTGATTTGATGGTGACTTTGCCGTCTTCAAATTGCAGCCACATATCAAAAACTTCTTTGTTTGTGAGTCCGTCAGATTCGGCGCACAATTTAAAGATTTCCAGTTCCCTTTTTATGGAACTTAATTCCCATTTACTGATTACCGCTACTACGGTTTCTGGTACAGTAAATTCCCAGTCAGTCGCAAAATTACGACCTTCCGGCATTCTCTGAGTAATGGTGATCCCATTCTCGAAAAACTTAATAAATCCATAACGCCCATCGTCTCCAGTAATAAAACTAAAACTTGGATTACTGAAGACTTGCAACGGCGTAACTGATGGAATGATAACCTCAATATCAGATGCTACGGCTTTAGCTACTACTTTTTGCCCGTCAGTGGCTATCATTTTCCCGTTGCCGATATTCACGCCCTGCGTTGTTGGATAAGTCATGTCTTTGCGACAATGTGGCTTTAACTTTTTGAAGTTATTGACAAGGTTGGGGATATTGTGAACATCTCCTACCACTTCGGGAGTAGCCGGAAATTCATCGGCACTCATGCAAGCGATCGCTTGCATGGATGATTTATAGGCAATATTAAGAACTAATTGATCGTGTTCTGTGATTGATTGACTAAGATTGACGCGATAAAAACTTTTGTTTTTTGGCACATCTTTAGCGGACTCAATAATCTTTTCAATCAAAAAAGCAGGGATACAGATCGCGCCATCTTCTAAAATTTCACCATCTAATTCTACTTCGATAAAAGTATCTAGGTTGGTAGCAGTCAATGTGATCCTGCCATGTTTAGCTGACAATAAAAAGTTAGCTAGTACAGCATGGGTGGGGCGTTTAGGAATTGCTTTTTTACAGATTGCGATCGCCTCTTTTAACACATGAGGCTTTACATTTATATTAATTCTTGGTTCTACTGTTATCCTAATTTTCTCTAAGAGTATTTCTAACTTATCAATTAAATCCAAAACGGCTTGCATATTTTCTCCTGTTAAGTTAAAAGTGCCGGGACGACCCAGCACTAATGTTTAGTTATTCTTGATCTTCGTCCTCATCATATTCCTCATCATCATCGGTGTCGGGTTCTTCCTGCTCGAGTAGATTGACAGCGATCGCTGTTAGCCTATTAATTAACTCCAAGATGTCAATTACTCCCAAGTTCAGGCTTTCAATATGTGCTAAAAGTTCCAGGACGCGATCGCTCACCTCCTCGTTGTCGCCGTCATCACAATCATCATCTTCATAATTGATGTTTGTGGCGGTTAGTTCTAATTCTTGTTGATCTACTACTTGATCTACTACCATAAAATCCTCGGTTTGTGAATTTGAAATTGCCAGTTTCAATGCTTCGGCAATGCGTGAATAATTCCATTGTTCATCATAGGCTTTGCGCCAATCAAACTCAGGAAGTTCAGTAATGCCGAGATCGTGTTCTAGCATAAATAAGTAGTCTGCCTTTTCTTTTGCAGCCCACGCTTCGTATATCTTTGTTCCTGCCTTATCGGTCAGGATGGTTAGAATTTCTAATAGTAAATTGTCCGATATGTTCTCTAATTTGATCTTGTTGCTGTATAACATATCGCAACTAATACTAACGCTTGTGGAGTCAATTGTCAAGTGTTCTGAGATACGCAAAAATTCGTTATTAGTAGACAGTTTTGGAGGGTTGCAATCTAGAATTGCGGCTGCTTTTTTGCCAAATTCTACTCTTTGATCCATTTGATATTTATTCTCCAAAAAGATTTTTTTACACCTTTCATAAAGTTCGATGTAGCTAGGGATTAATCTTTTTTGAATATCTCTAGCGATCGCGCTGGGTTCTTTATTTGCGGAAACTGTTATTTCCATTGTGTAACTATCTTTCACTTTGCGATTAATAATTTCGCCGAAATAGCGATCGTTTCCACCTCTTTCTTCGCCGAGAGATTTGTCTAGATGAGCCGATGCCTGAATTTGGATTCTTTTGCCCGTTCTATCCTCACTAATGAGGATGCAATACTCACCATTTCTGAGATAATTGATTTGATTCTCTTTCATAAATTCCCATCCGGGAAGATGGATAGAAATTTCTCTTGCAGCACGTTCTAGCTCGGCGTATTTAACCGAGAGATCAGATGATAGATTGTATGGCATGGATTTAAATTCCTTTGATTATGCCATTTAGGTTTGCAGTGTCTTCAAAACTATTAACGGGAATAACCACGTCAGATACCGCAGCGAGATTTTTTGCAAATTCGGAGTCAGATGAACCGACTAAAATCCCATGTACTTTGAGGTGGTCAATTCTCTTTTTCTCTGCGGCTAACTTTTCCAGAAATTCATAATCTTCAACGATGCTGCGGTCTTCGCCGTCAGTTAGCAGAATTACATCTGCTTTTTTGTAGGTGGCATCTGAAGAGATTATTTTTAGGGCTTTACTCAGTGCTGGTTTCCACCGGGTTGAGGGCTTGCTATGGAACATCATGAACTCATCCAGATGTTCATGGGTTATATCCTTGTTGGATATGGTGTAGCAGACTCGACCGCCAAACCCAATAAACAGACATTCTCGATTTTGCTTTTTGGAAGCCTTAGATACCATTAGCGCGAACGCTTTAGCCCAAACGTATCTAGATTCATGACCCAATAGAGTATTCATTGAGCCAGTTTCATCTATTAAGAGGATAACGGGACCGCTACCTCTGGAAGAGGCTTTATTCCGGTACTGGGACAATTTGCGCTCGGCAAACTCTAGATAGAACTGATCTTCATCTTTGCAATGCTCATCCAACACCAGTCGGCTGATATCATTGCCGTTCTCGCAACGGGCAGATTCTTTTTTAGAACCTGCGTTGGTTTTCGTAAAATCAAACATTCCACGCATCTTGCCCATCATATTCAGAATTTTCCGAATATGCGGCTGGGAATATTTGACGGTTGTAGCCACTTGTGTGGCTTGTTCTCGTTCGCTCATTCCTGGCATATCACCGGTCAGATTTCCTGAACGGCTAAATTCTAACGATTCCAAAGCATTTTCGACTGCTTGGTTGCAAATATGCTTGCAATAGTCGGTTAGGCGATCGCCATCAACAAGAATCTCATTAAGTTCTCGATATGCCGCCTCCCACGCTGCCACGCGGGATTGATGCTGTGCGGATGATGCAATACCCAATCTACTCGCCGACTGGATTTGTCTTTGCAATGTGGACAAATCGGCGGTGTCGCTATGGTAGATTTTGGGGCAATTTAGCCCTTGCAGTAGCCATGCGATCGCGCACAGTTCGGCGTGGTTGTTTTGCTCCATACCGAAGGATTGGCTTTTCTCTAGTAGTTCTTCCCATCGAGGAGACGCGGTTAATCCTAAGTGAAAAGCTTCTTTCCAGACTTCGTGTAGCTCTGGTGGTGTGGGGTTGTGGAACTTGCGATCGTCCCGTGATTTAATGCGGGTCAGGAGTTCCCTGCCAAAATTATGTTTGAGGTCAACACTAACTCCGGGAAGATTTTCGACATTATTGAGTACGGCTTGAATGACGCTGTAACTGATTTTGTTAGGAACATATTTGTCAGGTATGTTCCATCTTTGAGCCGATCGCAGTAAATCGGCTCTGGTGATACTGCATTTAGGAACAGTCCACCAAAGCATAACCCCGATCTTTTTGGCGTATGCCGATGTCTGTTCCTGAAACAATGAATGTTTCATGGACGGTATTTTGTAAGTGGACAATGCGATCGCACTCCGACTCTGAGGTGATGCGATCGCTTTTGATTTTGATTTAATAAACGGCTCTACGACTTGATCTTCTTTCGCTACGAGATTTAGTAGGGATTGTTTCTGCGTTTTCGGCTCTGACCACCGAAGAAATACCAATAGTTGCAGTTTTTGGATCAATGTCTACTGCAATAACTTCATCATCGTCGCAAAGGTCAGAATCATCCGGCTTACAGCCGAACATTTCTTCATAGTCAATAATTTCTAGGTCAACTTTTGTGGAATGTCCAAATAATCTGTTCATGGTATTTTTGATCTAGTCCCGATACTAGATGATTTTATAAATGTTCCGGGAAGGCGATCGCTCGGCATTGCACCGAGTAGCAGCGTTAAACTGGCGATCGCGGTATGCTATTCAAAGCCGCACTCTCTCCAGAGTGCATAGGACATTTGATGATCTGGGTATGACTGAACCCAGTTAGCATAGAGACTGAATTTGTAGGGTTTTAATCCTAGCGACGGCGTGGATATAGTTTCTGCTGGTTGTATTCTGAAAGGTTTCAGAACAACCTCAAGTTTGCGAATTATGCGAATTACGCGATCGCTTGTTGTGTTCGATGACTGCAAGGTTTTTAAGACTTCTAACCCGACTTCGGGTGAGAAGTCAGACCAATATTTATAATATCTAGGACGCAACGGCGGTAAATCAGTGTTGCCTAGTATTTTTAGTTCTAATCTTATTTCGCCTAGATAGGCTTGACGGTTGATATGATCCACATATTCATAGCGGTCAATGATATCTTCTGCGGTGTCTATAGCGATCTGTAGCTTGCGATCGCTAGTAGATTTTTGATATTTCTTGATAGTCTCATTAATGCTATCTAGGGTCAAAATGACGCTAGATATTAGACTTTTTATTATTTCCATGTTAGTTAGCGTTAGTTAGCTAGTTAGTAAACTTTATAAATTGTTCCCTGATACAGGTAATTTTGCTTATCGTGGTAAGTGCCAGACAATAGATCCCCGTGCTTATATCCTGGATTTTGGCACGATACGCGGACAATCCCATATTTATGAGAATATCCGAAATAATGAAATTGCGACGAATACATTGGGATCTTACTGTTGATAGTTCCCAGGTAAACTACTGCTATCCGTTCTAATTTGTCTTGAGTTTTTTCTGATATAGAGCTAACGATTAACTCTAAGTTGTCTAGCGTCAATAAGACGCTATTGATTAGATTTGTTATTGTTTCCATGATTTTGATAGTAGAATACAGCACTAATTTAGTGCTGTATTGTGGGTTAGTTATCGTTGGCGATCTATCCGTTTCTGTTCCATTTTTTTTTGCATCCTTTTTTCTATGAATGCAATTTGTGATTTATAGCCGATCGTTCTATGGATCAGACTATTAATTAATTCGAGTCTGCTCAACTTATGATCCAACGGATCATATTGATTAATAGATTTGCAGAAATCTATTAATCCTTTTTTTGTAGGGAAGTTATTTAAATAAGCGATCGCAGTATCGCGATCGGTTATTTCTTCCCAGGCTACTTTACCGGTGGCGCGGACGGTGGCTTGCTAGTTGGTGGCGCGGACGGTGGCTTGCTAGTTGGTGGCGCGGACGGTGGCTTGCTAGTTGGTGGCGCGGACGGTGGCGCGGATGGTGGCGCGGATGGTGGCTTGCTAGTTGGTGGCGCGGACGGTGGCTTGCTAGTTGGTGGCGCGGACGGTGGCGCGGATGGTGGCGCGGATGGTGGCGCGGATGGTGGCGCGGATGGTGGCGCGGATGGTGGCGCGGACGGTGGCTTGCTAGTTGGTGGCGCGGACGGTGGCGCGGATGGTGGCGCGGATGGTGGCTTGCTAGTTGGTGGCGCGGATGGTGGGATATCCGATTCATCAACCTCAACTAATTTAGTTTCTAATTTCTGAGATTCTATACCGGCATTAATCGCGCTATTATTACTTAACTGCAATTTAGCAAGTATTTTCTGAGAATTATCAAAATAGGTTTTTAAATTATTAATAGCGTCTTGACTATTTTGATTCAATTCTACCAATAGCGCGGCCGTTTTTTCTAATTCTGTAACTTGACTTTTCAAGCTTGCTATGATTTGATCTTTATTGTCTGTCATGATTTTAATCTCTGTTAAGTTGTGATTTGACTAATGAGAATAGATCGTTATGTGTCAGATAACGATCTATCAATTGATTCTAATTTTGTGACGCGATCGCTGCTTCTATGTCTTCCTTAGACACGCCGTTATCTATGATGTAATTGCATAACAAGCCGCGATCGCTGCATTTACGTCCACCTTTAGAAAATGCGTAATGCAATCGTGTCCAGGTGGTATCAGGATTTTCATGCCAAAAATTAACAATGTAATCTATCCACTCTTGACTAATTACAATATCTTTATCCGTTCCCATTAAAACATTGATAACCCTCTTATCTTCATTGATTACAGAAGAACTATAGCCACCGTTTAAGCCATCTGCAATGATTTTATCGGTTGGGATACCGTGCCACGATTTTAGCAGATTGTAGTAATTAAAATTTTTGGCACTTACGCGATCTTTTTTCTCGGTTTGAGTTTTTTCTGGTTTACTTTTTTTAGTTTTTTTGTTCTCATTTTTAACGGCTTTAACGGCTATCTTTGATAGCTTGCCGATTAGCTTTAAAATTTGATTGCTGGATAGATCAGCGCATAGATCAGCGATCGCGTCAATTGTAGTTTCGTTGGTAGTTTCGTCTGTAGTTTCGTTGGTAGTTTCGTCTGTAGTTTCGTCTGTAGTTTCGTTGGTAGTTTCGTCTGTAGTTGCATCTTCTGTAGTTGATATCGTTACAATATGGTTATCTGACAACCAATAAGAATCATTAAAATTAGTAGCCTCATTTATGAAGCTAAAATATTCACGTTCATCGTGAGTTAATAACTGGATGCAAGATACATCGTGTTTATTATCCAGTGTAATTTCATGTTTGTGGTTAGTTAGTATTTTGATTTGTTTAGAGTCAAATCTGTCTTTTAGTTCAATCAAGTTAAATGTTTTAGTGTTTGTCATTTTTCTTTCTCACTTACTGGCAGCTTATTAGAATAAATTTATATTTACACAATGATAATAGATTGTCAATAGTTTACAGAAAATATTCTAAAATGCTTACTGTATATAGATTTGAACATCTGTACTATTATCAATTAATCACTATATATATAGTTAATTAATGTCAATTAATCACGGCTTATATAATTAAAAATCGGCTCACCTAAGCGTACCTTGTTTACTGAAAAATCACGGTTAAATAATTTAATGCCGCACTAAAAAGCGTACCGCAAGAAATATTGATTACGGTACATTTAATATTATTAAAATGCGGTTAACGGATCACGTATTCGATCCCGTGACGTTGTATAAAGCATATATAGGATCGCGGGATCGTTGATCCGGGATCATGAATTATTTTAGTGATTTTTAGTGAAAATTTTTAGTGATTTTTAGTGATTTTTAGCGATCGCTCTATTCAATAATATGAGTTTAGCGATCGCTGGGCTGTCAATTACTCAAATGAATTAATAGCCATTTCCACTAGATCATCCGGCGTGGCCATTTTATGAGTTTTAGCTTTACGTTCTGCCATGCGTTCAAATAACTCAATGGTTTCCTGCTCAAACTTCTGCATATTATCTCTGTCGCATTCAAAATGACGACGGTTGAACAATCTTTCGTTAACTTTGATTGTCCATTGCTTATAGTCATTTGGATTTGGCTTAGTTCCAAACAGTTCTAGCGAGCGATCGCGTAAAATATCAGTCCATAACTTCCTAGCCATGATACGCTTCATCCGTAAAGCTATTAACTGGTTTCGTTCGTCTTCCTCAACCTTCTTACCAAAAGCTCTATCAAATCTGCGCTCTAGTCCTTCTTGCAGTATTGCATCAATAAATGCTCTAGCGGTTAAGTTCCCTCGCTTGTCCAGTTCTCTGATCAGCTTGGTGAAATCAGCTAGATCGATAGCATTTACGGCTTTTGGGTTTAGCTCAGTTTTGACTTTTAAGTGGGACTGGAAAGCTATGCCATACAAGGATTCTAGCTGTTTTGCACTTCTATTTGGTGGGACTAAATTTATGCTTACTATCTGGGGAATAGCTACTATATATCTTCCATCTGGCAGCATCAATCCTTCGATTTTTGCAAATCCTAAATCAACTGTTGCAACAACAGCTTTTGTGGTATCGTTCATAGTGTGACCTCGGATATAGGTTACTAGCTCCTGGGGACTCGGTGTTGATAGCACCATCCCGCGAGGGGCATTGATTAATTATACCATAAAAATAGTAAATAATGTTTAGCGATCGCCTCTACAAACGATCGCTAAAATAACTAAACCTTGCTCAATATTTCATCGCGAATATGTTGAGCGATCGCCTTCATCATTAAAGGTGGAACTGAATTTCCCATGCGATTAGCCGCATTTTCCCAAGAGGTAAATTTGAAGTCATCAGGGAAGGAAGAAATGCGTTTTAACTCACCAGTATGCAATAGTCGAGGCTCTGCCCAATGGTAAAGACTTTGACTATGTTTTGGAAGACAAAACGACACGCGATCAGGGTGTAACTTCTTTCGACTAGCAAACTTACCTAATGGTGTTCCTGGTTTAGTTTCGTGCCAATATTTAATATAAGTTGGAGTCAAAGGTTTGGCATCTGGTTCACAGACTAAATCCTTAAAAGCTTCCGACACCGATATTGTTTTAGTAAACGGTTTGGGATGGCTTGGCGATATTCCTAAATCTTTGCGGACACCAATTATGATTACTCGTTCTCTGCCTTGGGGAACACCAAAATAACAAGCGTTCATCACTTGTCCTTTGACCTTATAACCAGATTCTCGCAGTAATTTTACCACCTGCAAATAAACCTGTTTCATGTGGCTTTTAATCATGCCACCGACATTTTCAAAAGTGAAAACTTTAGGCTTAAAAGAGTTTAGTAACCTGGCATATTCCTTGAATAAACTATTACGAGGATCGTTTAAATCTCGCTTGCCGGATGAGCTAAATCCTTGGCACGGAGGGCTTCCGCTAAACACATCTAATTCCCCTGGTTTTAGTCCAGTAATCCTTAAAGCTTCTTCGCCGGATAATTTAGCAATGTCGCCAGCATATAGATTAACTTCGGGGAAATTCATGCGGAAAGTGGTAATAGCATCAGGGTCAAATTCAACCGCGAGAAGTTCTTTAAATCCGGCTAACTTCCATCCTAAACTACTACCACCTGCACCTGAGAAAGTATCAACTACAGTGTATTTTTTTACCATTTAAAATTGCAGTTAGGACAAGTATGCTTAGTTTTAGCTAATTCTCCCTCATCAATATCTTTGTTGTCATCAGGAGGATCGCTGCCAAATAGATCGCCATTATCTTGATTCATGCCTTCAAGAAGTTTATCAAGTTCACCTTCTGCAAAGTAGTCACCAAGATCGACTTCTTCTGATATTTCTGCTAACACTTCGGCTGACCAAGTTAGCGAAACTTCTGAGGTTCTATTATCCGCGATCGCTAACTCTTTAGCTTTAGGATCGGTATCTAAATCTAAATCAGTTCGTTGAACAACTACTAATTTTGTGCCGTCAGTTTGGACAATAATAGTATCTTCAAAACCGCTTTCTACTGCTGTTTCTGTGGTCTTATTCCCAGCAATTATTTTACCGTTTTTATCAACTACAATCGAACGCCCTGCTCCTAACTTGGTAAGCGATCGCTCAATCATGTAACGACCACGTTCTGTGCCTAAATTGGCGTTTCTGTCGTCGGGAATTAAGTCTGCGATTTTTCCCTCAATAATTTTTGGTTTAGCCATTATTGAATAATTGCCTCTACTATTTTTACTCCCTGTCTCGCTGCACGGCGTTCATCTAGCCATCGCTCCTCTTCTTCAGTTATTGCGCTTTCTTTAGAAGGTATTACAGCGATCGCTTGAGATTCGATTTGTGGTTTTACTTCTACTGCCAAAGTGGAATTGTTTTTCTGAAATTCCTTAGATAATTCGTTAGCGATCGCCTGACTCATTTCATATTCAACATTGCCTAATTTCTGTTTTAGGGAATTAATTGATTGATTAATAATCGCACGTTGACTAGAATCTTTTGTTTCCTCTAATCTTTTCTCTAATGCGGCCAGTGAAAAGACACCGGTGAAAATAGCAAATTCATATTCATCAAGGGTAAAGATAAAATCTGATTGACTATTCCAACTGGCAATTTCTGGAGGAATACTGGGACAGGCTCTACTAACGCAGTAAGCAGCGATCGCGTCATCGGCAGGAGAAGCAAAAGCATTTTTAGTACAAGTTTGAATTTTATTACCCAAAGTACCAATATTGGCAATTGGATAGGATTGACCACGCAATTTAAAAACAGCCATGATTACCTCATTAAATGTAAGCCATTGATGTCAACTTTGATTAAAATTAGAGCCGTTGCCGAACAGGTGACAGTAGCAATCCAGGAATTTAGAGAGTTGGCAACATTACCTTGTGGGCGTTTTGCTTGAGCTAAAATTCCTAAAAAACTTTCATCGGATCTAATTTCAGCTACTAATTCATCATTATCATAATACTCCTTTAACTTAGGAATACCATGATGTAAGTCTAACATTAATCTGGCTTTTTCAGCTTCACCCTCAACTCTTGTGTTAATTCCTGACTTGAGAATTAAATCCATTCGCATAGATAAAAGTTGATGGCCACCGCGAACTTCTGAACCATAACTTCTATCTCTATCCGGTTCGATACTATTTAGAGTGATAACTCCATATCTTTCGCCGGGAAGAATATTATCCTCTGAGTAAAAAGTTTTTAATTGGAATAATTCAACAAATCGAGTGTTAAGAGTGGTGAAAAAATCTGCACATAATTCGGCGTAGGGACTTAAATTAGAAGGCATGGGGAATACAAATATTTAACTGCTCTAATTTTAACAAGACAGCCTCTTTGCTTTGCACAAATAATTCTGGTAATTCTTCCATTGCTTCTTTGAAGTCAATCCAATCTTTATCTGACTCCTGATTTGGATCTCTCATCCTCTCATTGGCTTGTCGGCTCATCAAGGCCAGTTCTTCCAAGCTGTGAGATTCCCATAATTTAGGAGCATGGCGCTTAAATATTAAAAATAAATCTACTTTGACATCAAGCACCTCATCGCCAGTTGTGGGATATTCTGGAGCATTGGGATCTGGTGGTGGGACTTCTTTTAGGGAGAAGCCCATTAATTGTTCTAGCAATGATAAACCGGGGCGATAAGTTTCACCATCTCCTACTGGTTCGGTGCAAATGCAAAAATGGTGACGACTGGCAGGGGTTAGATCGTCGGGGTCAATTTTTAAATTTAGAACTGAAAATAATTTTCTGATGTAGAGATTAAAGTGCTTATAAACATCCTCTGCTATTTCTTCAGGTGGCCAAACTGGAAAACTTGAGTCTGATATTTTCTGTAAAAGTTCAACGTGATATGCCCTGATGATTCTGTGGCGATGAGCAGGGATATCTTGTTTAAATAACAAAATATAGTCAGAATTATTGAAATCTAAACGAATATACATATTTTAAAGATACGGACACTTTACTATTGACAAGGATAAAATATAATGATTTAATATAAATGTGAGGCAAGGGAAGGAATCCCAAGCCACACAAAAAAGAGTATCTCGCAGGAGTATTGTATCATGTCTTTCAAGCAAATTGCTTACTACATTTTTGATCGAATTGAAAAAGATGAATTAGGTTGTTACTGGGGATACAAAGGCAACAAGTTTTGCGAAGTTTTTCCAATATCAGCAGACGACACAGAAGCAGAATTAATCCGAAATGGATTTGCAAAATGTGACGCTCCAGATACGGAAACATTCTGCACCGAAGAGTCAAACATCAAGTGCAATGAAGATGGTTCTTGGGATCTGTTGTAATTGAAAATGTAAATTACTGATAGAGGTATTATATCATGTCTTTCAAGCAAGCAATTCTTGATCAAGATTTATACGCATCTTTTGTATCCTCCTCTGAATGGATATCTTGTTTGGATAAAATTAGAGAAATTTCTCCAGCAGTTGCAGATGCTATCAATAAGTACGGTATTGGAGAAAGCATTTGTGACGATGAACCTTATGCTGGGCAATATGAATTTGAGTCTGGACAAAGAAATGCCGTAAAGCTAGTCAATTCTGTTCTAATGGAGTCTGATAAATACAATACCTTAGTTAGCCATTCGGCTTTAAGGAGGGATAAGTGACTAGAAAACAGGAGAGCATAACCCTCTCGCTTTCGTTAGAACACAAAGCCGAACTCGAAAAACTCTCCCTAGAATTTAGCTGTACATGGGGAAATAAGCCCAATGTTTCCGGGCTGATGAAAGCAATAGCAGAAGGCGATATTCTGCTATCAAAAACTGACAAACTCGCAAAGCAAAAGCGGGCATTAATCAAGGATGCGATCGCCAGCATTCAAGACGCACTCACAATACTACTGGAATTAATTTGATCATGTTGCAAGCACAAATAGAAAATTATGTTGAAGAATCTCCTGTTTGCGGATTCGCTAAAGAAATCTTCTTGAAAATGGTAAAACTGGGTGAAATAAAAAATTGGATATTTTGGACGAGCGATCAAAATCAGACAGAACAATTACTGCAAGAAGCGATTGATAGTTGTCATCTAAGACCTGACTTCATATTAGATGAAGAATTATATCGTGGTGACATCGCTCAATTGATTAACGAATTGTAAAACCTAAATACAGCCCCTATCATGGGGCTTTTTTATTATCAATTTATAGCCTCAATTGTTCTCTCAGAAATTCGCATTACAACCTTCTTTTTTTGTTTAAGACTAGAATTACTATTAATAACTTTACCCACTATTCCTGAGTACCAAACAGCATTATTTTCTACATAAATTAAATGTGCTTTAATCTCAGATAGTGGAATTGGCATAGTCATCACTTGCCGAGGAATACAAATATCAGTCCTGATTTTTACTAATTTATCATTAACATTCTCGCTAACAAAGATTCTCCCATCTTGGGATATAGCAATTTGGTCATCAAATTTAACTTCTGACTTTTTGACAATCTCTAAACCCTTGGCTTCACTTTCCTTTTCCCCTTCACTTATTAAATACCAAGCGATCGCGCTATCAATAGAATGAAGTGTAAAATCACTGCTGCCGGAAAACTTTAATTTACCAACTTTATTTTTGACTTTAGTTTCTAATATTTCTGTAATTATAGAATTTTCTTCCACAATAAAATCTGAACCAGCCGCAATAGAGGTTAATTCTGCGGGTTGGCTATTACCCTGAAACGTCATTGATAATTCAGTTTCAGACAGTGTGATGGAATTGTTGACAGCGATCGCATCAACAACTTTTCCTTTAACTTCTAGCCAAGCCCGACAGAATTGTTTAGACATTATACTCTAGGGATACCTGCGTCAGTTTGCAAAGTGTCTATCGAACGTGGACCTGCTGTAGTCAAATTGGAAACAGGAAGTACAACTACCGGAGAAGCTGCGCCGTTATACCAGTTGCCACCTAAAGTAACAGTGGGGAATTTATTTGTGTTGACAGTGAAAGAAACATCCAAGTCTACAACTTTCCGATGTAGTGTTGTTCCAGAGTTAGCGGTAGTCGTGGCAATAACAACGTTGCCAACTGTACTAGAATCTGTATTCGCCAAAGTAAACGCTTGACCGGGAATCGCACTAGTTATGGTAATAACTCCGGCGGCTGATGTTGCCGCTACGTTAGGATTAGTGTTAATCAGTGTTGCCAAAAATGCGGCCATCGTTGTCACTGTGTCGCCAGCAGCTTTTTTGTGGCGATAAATCCAGGTTGTACCACCGACTGTTAAATGAACAGCAATATCATCGCCGTTAGAACCAGCCGACAATGTTACTGTGGAAACTTGAGCAACAGCAGAGGGATCTAAGGTTAGATTCTGAGTGATTCTGACTGTGTTAGCACTGGGAAAACTTATTTGATAATCTGTTTCTAAAGTAGTTGCTGTCACGGTAGCAGAAGTGGGACGATCGTATGATAGAGTTCCAACAGACATAATTGTTTAGTTAGTTTTAATACTTGAATTATTTTAACTTATTAATTAAGCGATCGCTCTAACAAAAAGTAGGCGATCGCTTAATTATTTATTTTTTCTTCTGATAAGCTTGTCTCTCTGGCGCGTGATTTTTGTGGACTTCGCAATATGGATAAATTGCGTCACTCCTTAAATCAGAATTACACACAAGGCAGTTCATACTAGCTGCTATTTCACTAGCTATAGGCATATCCGGATCAAATGATGTTGTGACAATAGCTATAGGCTTGCCCGCTTCTTTAATGGCTTGCCATTTACATCTATTCCTGTAGTGGCTAATTATGGGTGCTGCTAACCAGTAGGGTATTCTCCCACAGGATATGATTAGTCCCTTTGTTCCATTAATTTCCGGGAATGTCATCTGTAGTAAGTCTAGTCTATCTGCTTTTCCTCTGACTTGAATAAATATCCAAGTCTCCAGGTCTTTTTCTACGGTGGTAATTTTTGTAGTCATGATCAACATCTTAGCTAAATTCAAAATAATTATAGTAGGATGCTTGACAACTTACTATAATCTTTGCTATTGTAATTTACATAATGAAGAAGCCAAGGAGCTACTACATAATATGTCCACTTATAATATTGACTTAGTTGACGGCATCGTTAAAGTTGGATTTGGCGAGCCAGCGCAAAATGACCAAATCGTTAAAGATGCAAAAGCCCAAGCTGATGATTTGGTAGCTTCCGGCAGATTGAATGGTCAATTGGTTAAGATTAGCGGTCCCGCTTCTCTTCCTGTTGCTTTTGTTCTAGCTAAATCTTTTTCTGCGGTTGCTGCGGCGATCGCTTGCTATGATCCCAAATTGCAAAAATATGTGGTTGCTATCAGCCACAATCCTAAATACCAAATTGGTGATTTAGTTGATTAAGGAGATTATGATTAAAAAGCTAATCAAATTAAAAGGGTTTTTCCATTAGCTCACCCTACTAAAGAGCTAATCATGAAATTCAATCCTATTCGTATTTGTTCTTGTCGCGCTTGCCGTCATGGCCGCCAACGCCGTTTCTACTACAAAGTAGCTAACCGTAAGTTTCGCCACAAAAACAAACAATCTTTAAAAAACCTCAGCGATTTTGATAAATTCAATGAAATCTTAATCGCTGCTGGCTATACCGACTAATCTTTTAGGGCATATATTTTGATATGCCTTTTTTAATATGCAGCAAAAATGCTTAGAAAAATGGAATAGTAATTTATTTTGGGAGTTAGTTGATCCTCCTAAAGTAACCATCTCCAGTTATCTCAACTGGGTTGAATATGAGGAATACATGAAAGCTATTCTGCTTGATTGTGTTCCTGGAGAACTCGGTAGATTATTGGTAGACTTCCCCGCCAACTCTACCGAAGACAACAGATTGCACACGCATCCAGCAAGCGATCGCTGTGTAACAGTTATCAAAGGTAGTGGAGATTTTATCTGCTATCGTGACAAAAAAGTTCAAAAGTTTCCTTTAGTTCCTGGCGTTCGTGTCTGGATGCCAAGAGGAATTTTACACACTTTTAAGAGTGGAAATGAAGGGTTGTTAGTTGAGAGCCTACACAATCCCTTTATTCCACTAGACCATCCCAAATGCTTGATTTATCCAAAGTTAGCAATTGAGTAATTTAATTATGCGTCAAGAGTGGCTAGGTTTGTTAAGAGATTTGCCAGTCTCTATAAATAATTTGGCAGACCCCAGTATTTTACGGCTTTCCACAGAGGCAAAGCTAAACCAGTTGGTGAGCGATCGCCACACTGGACCGGTGGCAATCATCACTAAAGGAGATTTATCTTCTCCTTGGTGGAAAGAACGATTAAAGTATTGGGCATCAAATCTTAATTTATTTGTGTTTGCTTCTATTTCTCATCTCCCCAAAGAGATGGAATCAGCACCAACAGAAAATCGCTACAAAACATTAACTGCGGCTAGAGAGTCCGGTGCTTGGGCGATCGCTTACATTCGCCCCATTATCCACACAATCAACGACTCTCCAGAGTTGATCGCAGAAATGTTTACTCGGAGTGTTGATGCTGGCTGTCATGCGATCGTTTCATCTGGATTTCGAGGAGATAATCAAGTTGTATCCGATGCAGGGATGCAAAATGTACCCGCACCAGATGGACAAAGCTGGATGCGAACTTTAAAGATCACCCCAAAATCAACATCTCAATTGATGCGATCTTTAGCTGCGAGTTTAAAAGTTCCATACTGGACTAGAACTCAATGCGCGGTAACAGCATTGATGGGAAAAAAACGGGCATTAAATCCGTATTACAACGCTCCCAAATTTGTTGACTGTTTAACCTGCCCAATTTCCGATAGCTGTGCAGGTGTAGCGCAATTTATCAAACCAGCACCACACAGTATTGAACTCCTAGAGTATCTAGGTTTTAAAATTGAAGTTCACACAGCCTCGGAAAGATATCAAAAATGCCCAGTAGAGGTTCGCTCTCAGTGTTCCCTCTGCTGTACGAACTGCCCCAAAGCCCCCGATATGGGGATGCCGTACATTAATATCCGCACTCACGACAATGGTTTTCCCTCTTGGGGTGAAATGAGTTTTGCCAGGTTTATCACCGGAGGAATGCTGGCAACTGATCCATTAATCCCACCTGGCGAAAATTCAAATATTCGCATCCATCCTCGCTTTGAATTGCCAAACCAATTGTATGGAGTCAATTCTTGGATGGTATGGAGCGAATACGTTCCAGCCAATAAATGCTTTGATTGCAAGTATTGTTTCTTGTCCATGTTTAAAGATGTTCTGCCTCCAGAATATCAGGTGACAGTTGGCATGAGTCCGGTTCAAATCCTCCAACATGAAATTTAGGAGTTAATCATGGAAAGAAAAGATCTGAAAATTTACGAATTCCGACTGGCTCATCAAGGAATGCCTCAAACTATCGAGGCTTTCAACCTAGATGAAGCTGTGACAGAAATAAATAGAATGTATCCCTATGCTCAATTTGGGCAGGTTACATTCAAAGGATATGCTTCAAGACAATAATTGAAAAATGAAAATTATTTTCATTGGTTTGCCTGGATGCGGAAAGACAACTCAAGCAAAAAGATTGTCTGAACATCTGGGCATTTCTTATATCTCAATGCGGCAGCTAGTTCAAGAGTCTGATTTAGTTAAATCCGATTCTTGGCAACCACTATCCGATAATTTAGCCGTTCAGATTTGTGGTAAAGCGATCGCTGACAAGTCAGATTTTGTTCTTGATGGTTTTCCTAGAAATAAGAAACAGCTTCAAGAACTAAAAATAGAAGATTCCGTTGTTATCTTTTTGGATATTTCCTTGGAGGAAAGTGAACAAAGAATGTTAAAACGTGGCGATAAGAAAGAAGCGATCGCTACTCGTGTCACTCTAGAAAGACAACGTTTTCCAGAGTTAATAGAAAGTATTCCCAGGCATAAATGGGACGGAGGTTTGGCAGACATTGTTATCAAGATTAATGGTCAAAACTCGTTAAATGCCATTACGTCAGAAATAACTAATCATCCTATTATTTGGTTCATGGGATTAAGTAAAGAAGTTCAAAATAAACTGCTTTATTTTTATGATCCTTATGATGGATGTTTTGGCTCTATCTTTAATCTAAATGATCCAGAGTATGCAGTTAATAAGCTAAGAGAGGAATTAAAAGATGAGTTTTAAATTTGAGGTTGGTGAACCTGCTTGCCCTGTAGCTTGTAAATACTGCCACGTCACAGAACTTGATGTTGACAGAACTGCTAATTGGAGTCAGGGCTTAGTGGGAGTAAATAAGGCGTGTACTTTCATGAATGTGCCACCTTGGATCAATAAAGACAAAGCGACAAGTGATCGCTTTTACAATTTTCCCTGGCGTTTATTAAAAGGGGATTTCGCCGGCTGGACGGCTGTTACAGATGGTTTAATGCCGGATCTGAGAAAATATTTTTGGCACTGGATTGAGATGGTTTCTCCTATAGCCAAACTTACAACTGTAGTCAGTAAATGGCCAATCAATGCCGATTTTATGGAGGAGTTATCCAGAATAGAGAATTTCTATCTGGTAATCACAATAACTGGCGCAGAAGCCATTGAAAAGGTCTCCACACGACTTTTGCTCCGTAATCTGGAGAGAGCTAAATTTTATGGAGTAAAGGCACTGCCTATGGTTCATCCTTATATTTCTGGAGTTAGCAATATTTCATTCCTTCCAGAATTAAAAAAATTAGGATACGACGAAGTTTGTTTTAAAGGACTTCGCTATAATTCCGAAACAATGGGTTCTTGGATGCCCGAAACTTCTAAACTTCTGTACCAAGGACACGGCATAGAGGAAGTTTTACCCGATGACGGATGGCAACAAAAAATAGAAGATGCAGGTTTGTCTCTGCTGTCTCCAAAGCAGTGGTATTACAGGGAAGCAATCAATAATCAACCAAAATTATCGCAAGATGAAGCGATCGCTAACGTAGATCAACTTCTCCATCTAGCTCAAATTGCCAGTTCGGCTAACGAGGATGTTGTGAGGCGATCGCTTGTTGAACGTCGAATGTGAAAAAATAATTGAAATTTAGCCCCGTCACAGGGGCTTTTTTATTGGCATTTAACTTAATTTGGATAAGAGTTCAGTAGCATGGAGTATGGCTAACGCTACGCTACGCTATTGGAATGAAGAATGAAAAACATTTTTCTTTTATCTTCTCTACTCCCTACTCTCTGCTATATCAAGTTTTCTGTATCCTGAATCTTTATTTAATTTGATATGATACTAAATATCAGTAATTTATTAAAATCTCTATGTCAGATGATATTTTAGATATTCTAAAAAATGACTCAGCCGATAATGATATGAATATTCGGCTTGACGCTACCATAACTAATGTGTTGACAAAAATGGGGACTGGGAGCGATCGCGTAGAACACACAACGCCAAACGGGATTGGCTATTGGAGTCAACAAACATTAGAAGATTTAGCAGAACATTTGATTTTAAATAGAATAGCTACAGCCAAGGTAGATGCGGCTACTCAAAAAGGCTGGGAATTGATGCTGGGAACTGAAGGCGATGAAGATATCCTAGAAGAATTTAATGATTTACATGAGGAATTGGGAGTAGAAGAAGCATTTAATGAAGCCCAGTTTCAGGCAAATATTTATGGTGGTGCTGCGATTATTATTGTTATTGATGATGGTAAACCAGCTTATGAACCAATTGATGATAAAAATATCAAAAAAATAGTTAGATTAGAAGTCCTAGATAGATATAAAATAGAGCCTGTTTTGGCGGTAACAGACGTTAATCCTCTATACCCTGATAAATATAGATTAATTCTGCCGGAGTATGTTAGAAAAAACTTACAAAAAGTCACTGAAAATAATCCTGAATATCTTATTGATAAAAGTAGGATTATTAGATTTGATGCTGATGGAATTAGATCAACTCCTGATATGTTGCGAAAAAATCAGGGATGGGGAAAAAGTTTATTAGCTGCTTTATGGGAGGACTATCGTGATTGGAAAAGTTCTCTAAAAGCAACCGGGGCAATGGTTCAGGATGCAAGTCTTTTTGTACAAAAGATAAAAGATTTGTCAAAAATGATGAAAAATAAAGATGCTGATTTATTAGAAGCAAGATTAAAATTAAACCGAATGATGATTAGTGTATTTGGTGGAGTAGCACTAGATTCTGAGGGTGAAGATATTAATTTTGCAAGTAGAAATTTTGCAGGTGTTCCCGAAGTTGCTACACAGCAAAGAGATAGTTTTATTGGTGTTTCTGGTGTACCTCATGATAAGTTGTTTGGTGAATCTCCATCTGGTTTAGGTGCAACTGGAGAAAGTGAAGAAAAGAATTGGGCGGCTCATATAGCTGACTTTCAATCTAGTAGATGGAAGAAAAAATTACGCACTTTATTTAAGTTGATTTTCCTGAGTAAAGAAGGTCCTACTAGCGGAAAACCTATCAAAGGATGGAGTATTAAGTTTCTCAATCTCATGGTTGAGAGTGAAGCCGAAAAAATCTCAAACATGGCTACGATGGCATCAACTGATCAGACTTATATTTCCGCTGGAGTATTACTTGTAGAAGAAGTTAGACAATCCAGATTTGGTAAGTCAGGTTTTTCCTCTGAAACTACGCTCGATGATGCCCTATTCAAGAAACAGCAGGAAGAAGCCAAGCAGCAAGCGCAAGATCCCTATGGTGGTTATGGCGGTTTCCCTGAAGAACAAGCACCACCAGAAGAATTGTCATCGGAAGAAGCAGCGATTCAGCAGGACTCTTATGATTATCGCGCTGATGCTGTTGATATTTCTACTCTTAAACAAAAGGATGGGAAAGTATTTTATCGTGGCAAATGGTGGCAACCAAATAATCCTATGCCAAGCGATCGCTCTGGCAAGAAAAGAATGGTGTTAGCTAAGGAAGGAAATCAAGTTGCTTTGGTTCATTATGGGGCTGAAGGTTATAAACATAATTACTCGCCAGAAGCTAAGAAAAGCTTTTTGGCAAGGATGCAAGGAGTAAAAACTAAGGATGGAAAAGCTGCTTACAAAGATAAATTTAGTCCTGCGTATTGGGCTATTAAAGATTTATGGAATCCCAGTGAACCTGCTGATGGTAGTGCAAAATATGATTCTATAAGTGTTGGCGGATTTGCAGATGAGCTAAATGTCAGTAGTTATTCCCGTCCCAAAAAAGTTATCAACTGGAATAATATTGGCATCGGGATTACTCACGAACCTGGAGATATTCGTTTTCCGATGAGTGAACCTATGAAGTGTGGATATGGTCATATTCGCGGTTCTTATGGCGATGCTCCTGACAAAAAAGCCCTTGATGTTTATGTGGGAGATGATTTAAAATCTCCTAACGGCTACAAAGTTAGACAATTAGACCCCAAAACCGGATTTTATGATGAGGACAAATATTTTATAGGATTTAAAACACCGGAAGATGTTAGGAATAATTTTATTTATCATGCTGGTATTCATAGATTTGGCGGTATTGAGCCAATTAAGCCTGATGAATTAAGTGTTTATCGTCAAGATAACTGCGGTTGTAGTGTTCCAGAAATCAGTGATGGAACTCAAATATTGTCAGGCGATCGCCGTGTCACTGTTGCAAATGATGAAAATATTATTGCTGCGATTAGTTCCATTTATCCTGAAGAAATAACCAGTTTAGATAAGTGGAATTTAGCAGCAAATGGTAATATTTTTGGTGAGTTTTCTGGTGATTATGGAACTTACAAATTTGGCATTAAGAAGGGTTTAAACCAGGATGTTTTAACCTATAAATGGAATAGAGAATCAAAATTAGACTCTAGGATAAATGAGCGCAAGGGATACCACTGGGTTAGCAGCAAGGAAGTTAAAGGTGGTGGCTACTGGCGGAAAAATCCTGGCAAATCTCTGAAATCTCCTGAATCCAAGGAACAAAACATTTCTAAAGAAAATAAGTCTAAATCTAATGGCGCGGGTATAAGTTTAGCGATCGCTGGAGGAGTAACAGCATTAGGAATAGCTGGAGGAGCTACAGCTTTAGCCTTAGCAGGCCGTGGTGGCAGTGGTAGTGGAAATCCTGGTAATACAAATCCACTAGGTCCAGAAGTTGAAAAAACTAAAGCTAAAGCTGAACAAGAGGCTCGCGCTAGATCAGAACAGGAAGCTAAAGTTAAGGCTGAAAATGAAGCTAAAGTTAAGGCTGAACAGGAACGAATTAAACAAGAACAGGAAGCTAAAGTTAAGGCTGAAAATGAAGCTAAAGTTAAGGCTGAACAGGAA